GTCTCAACGGTTTGTTCCTGATCTAGCGCCGGCGCAACCGCAGGCATCGACGATGTCGTATCAAGACTACTATAGGCAGACTCGCTAGAGTTCCAGACCTCGTGTGCATCGGTGCTCTTGTAGACCAAAAAGAAGTACTTATAGAGCTGATCCCATGTGCAGTCTGACATCGCATAGCACTTCATCCGACTTAGCTTCAATCCATCCAGGATCCCACAAAGATCCTCCTTGGACATACTATTTTCCAAAACTAAGAAGTCATTTTCGGGGTTTTCATAAAGGGTGCGAACACTCTCTATGCATTCCATCAGACACTTGTAGCCAAGAATACAGTACTGCTTTTTGTAGTTAAGATTGATGAGTGCATTACAGTATTTATTCGTGAAGTTCTCACGCTTCCACATCGGCAGTAACCACCAATTCTCAGTGGGCTCTTCAAATCCACCCTTTGCCCGCATGACTTCATCTATCTTAAACTCTTTATAGGCCTGCGGAACAATGTGATGGGGAGTTAGGCGATTGATCTCTGAATTCCGGATCAATGAAAAGTTGTTCCAGCCATCGTTCATATACTGAATATATGCAAGCTTGTGCAAACGAGCCATCTTGGTCTTCACGGCCGTTCGAAGCAAGAGTTCAAGATCATCGCAGATCGGGAGGAATTCCGAGTAGTTTCCCATTTCGTTAAGAGTTGAACGACGCCACATACGAGGATGATTAGGAACACCCACAATATGTGACAATGTATAGTTGTTGATATTGGGTGTCGAGATCACATTCACCCACGTTCCATTGTATTTCTGACAGTAGTATCCTGCGTATCCAAGACCAAAGTGATCGCCATACGAGTGTGTATTGCCATTCTCATAGAGATGAGCTGTGTCCATATACACAAATCCAACGTCAGGATCTTCATCAAAGATCTTAGTGGCATCTGCAAGGCAGTCAACTAGAATCTCATCGTCGTGATCCAGTTCAAGAACATACTTGCCCCTGCACATCGAAGCAGCCTCGTTCTTCACATTTCCAATGTTTCCACTATTCTCTGACCTGCGGTAGAGGCGAATGCGAGGATCCTTCTTTGCAAGTGTCCGTAGGAACTCAAAATGCTTATCATCCGGAGAATCATCCACAACGATCCATTCCCAGTCTTTGAGTGACTGTGCTTTAAGGCTATTATACGGGCGATAGAACTTGTCATATGAATTGTAACAGGTGGTGAATATCGAAAAAATAGGACGTGTCAGTTGCTGAGGGATCAAACAGTTGTGAATGTAGCAATAGTTGACACCGCGATTGAATGCATTGATGTCCTTAATGTTATCATAAAAGTGAAGCCACCGCATGCGCATGCGATTCACCAAGTGTCCCATTCGTCCATAGTACTCTGTTTCTGACTTTCCATAGGTCACGATGAGGTGATAATTTACATCAAAAAGTTTGAGAACATCCTCCGGATTAGAGGTTGGATTAATGGTGCAGTTAAGTTTCTCTTCATTCGCTGCGAGGAATGTGTCGATTGCAGCATATTCTTCGTCTCGGAAGAAGAGGATGTTTGGATATTTCATTATTCTATTCCATTTCTTTACTGCGTAAGTTCTGTCCGCAGTTCCATAAGCATCTTGCCCAACACATTCTTGCCCGGCCACTTGGATGGATCGTTTGCCTTGGATGTATCAGCAGATGTTCCGATACCCCAATACTTGTCGCGAGCAGAGGCCTCGCCGATCGGTCGCTTTCCAGTCTCCAAGAGCTTTGTCTTAAGATCCGGATGCTGAATAAACTTAGCCTTGACAGCCATGCGCATAATACCGTCCTTGGTCTTATCCCACTCCTCCTTGACAAAGTCCTTGACCTTCTTGCCAAGCGCCTTCACAGCCTTGGGTGAGGGAGTCTTCAGAATCTTGTCAGCACTGGCTCCATCGCCAAACTGCTTAGCCTTCGCCCACTGAAAGTAGTGCTCCACCGTCGGGAAGGTGATGGAGTCAATCTGAAAGGGAGCCTCGTGCATATTGGAGAGCACGCGCCACTCACCCTTACCCTCGTCAGCTCCAAAGAACAGGACCGGCTCGGCACCTGGCTCAGCCACCTTCTTGATGATCTTCTTCTTGGGCAAGGCCTTTGCTTCAGACGGCTTCTCCTGCTCGGAGCGCTCGTCCTTGACCTCGGGCTCAGGCGGGGCAACTGGAAGCGTAACCTCCTGCTTCTCAGTCTCCTTGGGCTTCTTGGGCTCCTTGGACTTCTCAAATACAAAGCTCCTGTGAAGGAAGCTGAATGCCTGGTGCTCCTGAGTGAGCGTGACGCTGTTCTGATCGGAATAGTGATCAGCGAACATAGTGCTTCCAATCAGATTGTATCCAGCTTCCTTGAGAACAGCCGTCATCTTCTCAAAGGGCACCAGATACTCCCTCTGCGGTTGCTCAAAGCTCTCCAGTTTGACCGAGATTGCCTGGCCGAACTCCTCTGTCCATCCCGTTCCATCGTCATACTCCTTGACAAACTCGCCAAAGATCTGACGACCCGCACGGAACATGTGACTCTTCTTGCCCATCATCAGGGCGTAGACTGCTGCACCATCCAAGCATGTGCCGAAGAACATGCCCTTTCCGTGGTTCTCCAGGTTGGACACGAAGACCTTGAACGTCTCCTCGGACTCGCATGCATAGTGAATCGCCATCTGGCAGGAGATCACGTCAAACTCCGTGTGCCCTGCGAACTTGGAGAGATAGGGTGTAGGAGCCGGCTCAGTTCCTGTGACGATATTTGCATACTTGTTATCACCTTCAAAGAGGGGCTTGGTCATATCGCCATTAATGAAGAGCACTGGAGGCAAGTACTCATTGGGATGATTCATCTTCTCCTTCAGGTAGCGGACACACGCTCCTTGACGAGGTGAGAGCAGACAGGCTGACGATGAATCAATACCCACGACCAGCGATGGCTTGGTCCTCTTCCACTTCAGTAGGTCGCCTGCACGTCCCACTGCAAGCTCAAGCAAGGAATCGCCTGACTTGATTGCAGAGCGATACAAACTGTCCTTGATCCGGTTGTGGAATCCATAAACATCCTTGAGAATCCTGTCGCGTGCATCCAGATTGTCGCGGTAATAGAGGTCGTCCTCAAAGGTTGAGTCTGGCGGACTTGTAACCACATCGCGGATCATCTCCTCCGTGATCGGCACGTGGATATTCGTCCAGATCGAGTCGGCAACCGAGATGTCATTGCCAAACTGCGGGCGACCCAGAACACGATACTGATGCGTCTTATCGTAGCGGGTCCGCATGATGTTCCAGCGACCCTTGTCCGTGTCGTAGGAGCACTCAATGATCGTATTGTCCTCCACGCGATTTCCTTCCTGGTCAACTGGAACACCCTTGTCATTCAAAGGGAGTGAGACGATATGCGCCTCAGGAGCCTTGGGGACCATGGGTTGAAATGGAGACGGAACACGGTCCTGTCCGCGATGCTCCGGAGGAATCTCAGGGACTGTATACTCACCCGTCATCGTCTCACAGGGATACACGATATCGCCCGGGGTCCGTGAGATATACAGGGTTCCCTTGACCACACGCGTCTCCAGAACAGTATCAAAGCTCTCGCCAGGCTTGAACTTAACCAGGAAGTCAATGCTGTTGTGACTTGCAGGCTTCCACTTGTAGAGGTTCAGCCATGTGCGTCCCTTGCGCTCCTTCTCCGGAGCCACCGGTGAGGACTTCGGTGTAAAGATAAGACCGTCCGTTGGATACTCAAAGGCTGTATCCAGGATCTTACGAATTGCCTCTTGCATCGCAGGGCCATCACCTGCAAGGAACATCTTGGTCAGAGATGTGAACTCCGTTGAGATTTGAGTGACAAAGTCACGAGCACATCCAAGACGAGACGGTCCATCGGCCATCAGGGGCAAACGGCGAACGTCCTTATTGCGGAACCAGTAGACATCAAAGATGCAGAACATGTTGCGATCGGCAAGATACTCACCATCAATGATATTGCCAATATGAATGTCATTTGTAGCCGTCAGCCCGGTCCAGGTGACCACAGAACTCGGCGTGATGCGAAGGACTCGCTTGTCTCGCATGACGACCAAGAAACAGCGCTCGCCGTCAGCCTTGTTTGTGACCGTGTAGCCAGTCAGAATGTTATTTGAGCGATCAGCCTGAAGGTGGCGACGCTCCAGAGTCACAGGGTTAATGAAGGGCGTCCGTGTCATCTCAAACTCCATCGCATATCGCTTGGAATCAGCATTGGACAGAAGGAACTGCGACCCCTGAAAGGCTGACAGAACCGGAGCCACGTGCTTGAGCATGGACTCGACGATCACATCGGCTGACTTGGTGCGGTCGAGGACTTCCAGCTCCAGCTCATAGCTGGGTGTCTGCTTGAGGATCTCGGCAAAGGTCTTGGTCTGTTTGGTCTTGGACTTGCTCTGCGAGAAGTCATATCGCACAACACCGTCCAGACTTGTCCAGGACTTGCGGTGCAGGATACGGACATGAGAGGCTGCGTCCATGGGGGCTCCTGAGAAGTCCTTGCGAAGGTGCTCCTCGTGACGGAGGGTAAATCGGACTGAAGCATCAGGAAGGTCAATCATATCGGACTTACCCGAGATAGCCGTGACGACCTCAAAGTAGCGACGCTTGCGCTCAACTTCGAGGGGAACGCCTCGGAAACTTCCGGTTGTGCAAACCTTGTGAATGTTCTCGGCTCCAACGACGACTACACGAAGTCCGTCAGAATACGAGAATGTAGCCCGATGCTCCTCCACTGGAGCACCTCGGGAATACAGCTGAATTGTAGAGACGATGCGATCCGCAACGTCCTTGGTGTGAATTTGGTTCGGAAGAATTTTGCACTCGAGTTCTGCGTGGGTGTCCTTCTTAACGAGCGAAGCAAACTCCTTGAGGTTGTTTCGTGCGGTAGAAGGGAGAAGGGACTCCATTTGCCTTATCTTTAGTCGTGAAGGATTTACATCCATTTTAACTCCTACGTTCGTAGGTCTTTCGTTCGAGTGCATCAGCCTCCATCATCTTGTGTTGGTCAAGGTAAAAAGCAATCATCTTTTCGATCTCGAGTATGCACTCATCGGGAAGAACATCTGAGGAGACGAGAACGCCTGTCTGTGTTTTTGTGAACGATTCTGTATACTTTTTGATAATTCCAAAGACCTGAGCATGTTCATTTGCATCAAGGAGCTCCAGCCGTTCCTTCACTTTTTCCTTCCGGCTTCGGTTCATTTGTAGATGGAGCAACAGTACGAACCATCTTCTTCCTCCGCGCCTCGGTAGATGTCTTTGTCTTTTCTAAGGCAACGGTCACCGTGCGCTTCTCCGAATCACCCGTGCCAACGGGTGCTGCAATGACTTGTTGTGCCTCAGGTTCAGCCTCCTCTTTCTGTACCGCCGGGCGAATGACCTCCAACAGCTTTCCGAGAACGACAATGGTCTCATCCCCTTGCTGAAATCGGCTTCCGACCACCTCAAACTCGATCGTCTGTCCCACGTCAACCTCATCAAAGTCAGAGTTTCCGATATGAAGGTCGCGAGGCAATAGGATCTTGATTGGATCTGTCTCGGCGTGCAGACCAATCTTGCTTTTAAGAGTCACGGGTGCCCTGAACTTCTGTCCAGAGTGAGGAAGGCATAAATCGGCTTGGAAACGGACACTATAGTCCAGACCACCCTTGAGGATGTTTGTGCGACCAAAGGAATGCTCAGTAATCGTGATACTGCGAGGCTGGACATATCCCTCAGGAAGGCAGATGCCCTCATACTTGTGACGCAATTGGGCTACAAGGCTTGCATGAATATTACGTTGGAGGAATCGGGCATCAATGTGAACAGAACGACTGAGTTCGCGACGTTCATAGAGTGCGTCCATTATGCCTTCTTGGTTCTAGAGTGGATACTTTTCGTTTTACAGCAACGAACTAACAATATGTGGAAATTTTTGAACGGGAACTGATACTTGAAGATGTCTATTTCTGCGTTCAATGCGTTGTTCAACTGTAAAAAAATGTTGGTGTCCAATTCCTTTTTCATAATCTGATAAAGGAACTCTTGATTCAATCTGAAGACCTCGTTTGAGAATCTGAGTATTCCATGGATATTCTCCAAACCACAAAACTACAGGCAAAATCCACCCAGTAACCGGAAGTGTGCGCTCATGTCGACCTAATGAATAATGTCCATGATCACATGAGTGAATCATTCGAAACTGCCTTTCTCCTGTTTCGATATATTCAATCCCATCAAAGAGCTCTCGAAGAGTAGTTGGATCCTGTTTATCCTTTGTTGAAAGTGCAATATGTGAGGTCAATGGATAGTATCCATTTGGTTCTTCTGTAAGATACGTCCGAATGGGTTCCGGACTCACGAGAAACTCGGTCGTATTTAGACCAAGTTTATATCCGTCAATTTCCATTTCAGCATGCATGAAGAGCACATCGTTTTCAAATGCATCAAACTTTTCATACGGAGCCTTTCGGATTTCCCATGTAGGACACATCTCTCGGACGATGTCCATCGATCGATCCGTGCACCCCCAGTCAAATACAATTCCATGGTCAAAGATCGTTCGGTGATGTTCAAGCCAGAAAGGTAGTAGATATTCTTCATTGTATACATTTGTGAGAACTGTAAGTTTTACCATTGTTTAGTCTTTCATGAACTTCTTAAGTGTCTTCTTAACGTCATCTGTGTCAAGAATCTTGATTTCTTCAGGTGTATACCAGGCGCAGTTATGCTGTTCACGAGCAAGAAGCTCTGCATAGGCACAAAAAGGTGCTCCCTTCAGGGCTCCCGGAACACCTACCTTATTGACATCTAAGAACTTGGAGATTCCCTTCATACGGTTCACTGGATTCTTACCTGTTCCGCATACAACCGGCTTATTGCTGTTTCGGATGGGCGTTTCATCTTCATCTTCGATCGTAGGAGTCAATGTCAGGATTCCATTTGGAGAGACAGAAGCAACAATCTTTGCCTTATCGGCAACAAATCGGTCAATCAGTGCCTTCTTCCATTCCTTGTATTTGGTGAGGTCTTCTCCAACAAGGTCCAGCTCTTCACCGGTGACCACAATGTCTGTATCGGGGATTCGGAGACGATCGGCAAACGGCAGTTCAGGGTTCGTAGCTAAGTATGCCTTCTTTTCAGCTGGCGTGAACTCGTGATCAAAGATGAAGCCATTCCTGACCGCTTCTGAAAAGCGGGTCCCAGAATCGCCAGGAAACTTGTAGGCATTACGCTTGACGTCCAAGATATCGGCTTGAAGAGCAGGTGCTTCTTCGGTTGGAGGCGGGGCATCTGGGAGCGGAATTTCAACTGGTTTGCTCGGTTTAGTTGTCCTCTCAATCACCGTGCTGTTGGGAACATCAATCGGAGCCAAGGCATACAAATCACCCTTTGACTCGAGCAGACTAGGACGCCCAAAGGAATCCACAAATCGGAAGGAACTTGCAATCGCCTGTTGCAAGGTGTAGATGACCACATCCCGACTAAAGGGTCTCAGGACGGAGAACAACTGTTCACGATCCCAGATGGATTTATCAATAAAGAGCTTTCCAAGTTTGGTCAAGATCTCATCACGCGAATCCAAATAGCTTGAAAGGGGGCGCACGTGATCCGGATCAGCTACACTTTCCGTTACTTTACACTGTTCAATGTCGGGTGCCTCATCAAATGTGGGAGCCAACATTCCCTTCAGACGGTAGCCAACCTCTTCACGACCCTCGTCGCGGATCTGAGGGACAACCAACTCTCGCCAATCAGCTGGCAAGGAAACCTGCATCGGGCAATCCATTGCTGACTCAGCCAATACCTTGCGGACCTTTGCAATGCGCATGCCCTTTGCCTCCACCTTTGTGCGATAGGTGTATTCATCAAATGCTTCACGCTTCTCCTCGGCTCGGATGATGTGGAGATAGACTGTGCAGTTCTGCTCCTTAGGAATCAAGTCTTGGTGACTGCACGTGCGTAAGGCACGACCGACAACCTGCTCAATACGGCTCATGTTCCACCAAGGATCCAGGATATGGACCTGACGAATGAAGCGGAAATCAATACCCTCTGCAGCCAACGGACTTGTGACTACAACCTTGATGTTCTTGCCTGTTACGTTTGCACGGTTCTTGACGGCTGACAACATGGTAGAGATCTCAGCATCCGAAGCATTGGAGGAGAGCATGATATATTTTCCTTTCGAAGGGCCTTCGTAGCTAGAGTCGATAAGAAGTGGGTCACCCTTATACGGTGTATATCCGTGCTCCTCAAGTGCTAGGACAAATGGCAAGGCTCCACGTTCTACATAATTTGAATACACTAAACAGACACCTCCCGAACTCTCAATGGAGTTCAAGACCGTGACAAACTTCGCCGCATACTCGGGCAGTTTCTCAGGGGTCAAGAATGGCTCTCCAATATACGAATACTGATTCTTGGTCTGCTTAAAGGTCTCCTTGAATCGCTTATCGTCCGGAAAGACAGAAATGGTTGGAATGATCATTGCCTGACGCTTGCTATCATCATCTTCACGCTTGGAGGTGGTCAGAATCTTCTTTTGATATCCCTTTGCCTCGGAGGCTACAAGCGACAGATACTTAATGCGATCCTTATCAGGAATGTCAGGACCGTTGAATCCCTTTGTCATCTCCGTATTTGAAGAGATCACAGGCGGGGGAAGACGGAACGGAAAGGTGAAAGGACTCTCACCCTTCACATACGAAACGTAGTCCTGGCACCACTGGCGAAACTTGATCTCCGATTCGCCACCCTTAAGCTCAGCTTCGTTCGTAAAGAACTCAGATGCTTTCAGGGTTGTCTTAAAAGGCTGTTTACGCTCATTCCATAAGAAGAGGTTCATGTAATACATGATTTCATCAAAGCTGTCAAACATGGGAGTGGCGGTCAGGAGCACCAACACAAGACCGTCGGCTACCTTCACCAGTTGTTCCAGTCCCGAAGCAATCTGTGTCTCCTCCGAACGGATGTTGTGAGCCTCATCAATGATCAGTAGGCGGTTGTCAAAGTTCTCATGGACCCATGCGGTATCAATGTCCTTCTCGGTTCCCGTCAGCTTTTCAAGAAGTCTGTTTCCGAAGGATGTGTAGGCCGAGAACTCATAGAACTCCTTGATGATGCGGTCAGCTGTGTTTTCCAGGCGACTCATCACTTCAGGATTTGCCCAGTTCTTTGGCTCAGACTCAATGCGAAGGAGCATGTCCAAATACCGACGACCCGTGCATTGCTTAGAACTCAAAGTGTCGCTCGCCTTATCCAGATTTACACGGGACATGTCAAAGATCTGCGTTCGGAAGTTTTCTTGCACAGCGCGCGATGCCACGACCATCACCTTCTTGTCCTGGAACTCGGGGCGGATAATGTATTCCTCAGCCACTTGAATTGCAGAGCAGGTCTTGCCTACGCCTGTTCCGTGAACCATCAACAGGTTCCGAGTCGGAGAATCGGGAGACAGGACCCTGCGTAAAAACTTCTGCTGAGGCTGAAGGGAAAACGAAGCCGTGCAAGATTGAT